TTAATACAGAAGTAGGGACACAATGAATGTAGTAGATATAGCCAAGTCTCAACTTGGATATAAAGAAATAGGCAAACGCAATGATAGTATGTATGGCAAGTGGTACGGTTTAAACTTTAACCCTTGGTGTGCAATGTTTGTATCTTGGTGTTTTGACCAAGCAGGACTATCATCTAAGATAGCGGCTCAAACCGCTAAAGGATTTGCTTCTTGTCAAGCAGGACTTAAATGGTTTACAAGTAAAGGTAAGATAGTTCCAGTTGGCAAAGCCCAACCTGGAGATATAATTTTCTTTCAATTCGATGCTGATGCAGAGGCTGACCACGTTGGTATCTGTGCTAGTAACGATGGAAAGAAATACCTTATGGTCTACGAGGGTAATACCTCAGGAGATAATAAGGGTAGCCAATCAAATGGAGATGGTGTGTATCTAAAGAAACGCGCCTACTCCCTAGTAATGGGTGTTGCTCGCCCTTAAAGGACAATATGAATACAACTAAATTAAAAGCAATTGTTTCTACCTATGCACGTGCTGCGGTAGCAGCAGTGCTTGCTCTGTACCTCACTGGTACAACTGACCTTAAGTCATTGGCATTAGCAGGAATTGCAGCAGTGGCAGGTCCTATTCTAAAGGCAATTGACCCATCAGCCTCAGAATTTGGTATTGGAAGCAAGTAATTATATACCCCTAATTGGGCTTTAAATGCCCATTACAGACATGAATAACCCCCGCTCTAGTAGAGATACTAGGAAGCGGGGGCTTTTCTTGTTTTCTAAGCAGTTCCCCTCTACTTAGATAACTCTTGTACCACTTGGAGGATTTTATCTGGTCGTATCAGATAACCCTTTGACGGATTAGGTTCTATATTACAGGTAATAGGGTGCCCATACAAAGTAATGGCACGCCGTAAATGTTCTATTGGAACTATTAATACAGTTCCTTCTAATACAAATGCCCAGTACTCAGCCTTAGTTGTAGAGATACCAGATGGATACCACTCACTATTATTGTGAGACCAGCATACAGTTTCTATATATAAGTTACCAGTGTTTTTCCACTTAAGGTCTGTCTTAACCTCAATGGTTTTACCATTAGTTAGTAGTTGATTAACCAGTGACTCACCTTCGTGGCCAACTGATAAGTCTAAATCAAAATCAGATAGTTTGCTCATAAGTTACATCTCTAAATATAGAATCAGGAACAACGGTTTTACCAACTATACCGTGTTTCTTTCTATATCTATCCCTTTCATCTTTAGTAGTTCCTGCCCACAATCCATGGACTAGGTGTTCAATTGCATAATCAAAACATTCAACTTGTACTGGACAAGTTTTGCACATTTTTTTAACATAAGGAAGATGTGCAAAGTTACCTCGTTCTTCAGTAAAAAATATTTCTACATCAATACCAGCACACGCTGGTGTCTGACTAAATTTCATTATCCTCCTGTTGAATAGAAGCCACTTCCTTTAAAGTGTACTGGTGTAGAAGACCATATACGAACCATTAAGTTTCCGCAAGAGGCACAAAATGGTGCAGCAGAATCATTTGTTTCTATTACTACTGTGCATACTTTGCATTCAAAATCATAGTATGGCATTTTTAAATAACCTCCTGCATTGCACTATAACATAAACATCTAACTATATAAAATTGATATTTTTTATGATATATCCATTGTCTTCTAGTACTAGAACAAATAGGACATATAAAGTTACGATAACACATTAATCGCAATCCATTCCTTGGTCATCTATTGGAGTGGGTAGTGTGACCAATGAACCACAGTCTACACATTCTCCATCTAAAAAGTAAAAACATATTTCACCATATTCAAAGGCTACTATAGCAGTAAATAATTCTGAACCACATACACATATATCCCCAATAGGATGGCCTCGTAAATCCATAGCCTTACTATAATCTTTTTTAAATAAATCTTTTATTTCTTTAGGCTCTTGTGTCATCTTCTTCTTCTTTAACTTCTAAGTTATCTGTATCAACATAAGTACGCCATCCACCTAATATTCTAATTAAAGAATTAATTGCACGGCTAACTCTCATTCTTGCACCATCAGCAGATGTATTTAATTCTTTACCAAGTTCTGTCCACTCGCAATTTTCTACAGAAAATCTTAATCTTAAAATATTTTGTTTTGCCTCTGCTAGTTTGTTGTATGCTTTTTCTATATCTGCTCTAAGAACTAACCAATTATTTCCATCTGTAACTTGGCCTGATTTATCTGGTTTAAAATTAAGGTCTTTAATTTTGCTAGGTATTTCATAACTATCTGAAATAATAGATGGCAAAAATGCTTCAATAACTGATGGGTCATAATAATAAAGGTCAACCATATCGTACCCAAACTTACGGGCTTTTTCTTTTTCACAATAAGTAATGGCTGCATTACGTAATGATTTAGCAATTAATTTTTCTTTATCTTTTGGTGGTAACTTAGACCACTCTGTATATTTATTTGGATGAGTAACAAACCACATCCATAAAATTTGTCTTATATCTGCAGTTTCAACTATAGAATATTTTCTGGAATATTCTATGGCAAGGGTGGATACTAACAAATCATACTCTTGTACCCACGCCTCAGTCACTATTTAGTCTGTGCCTTCCCATTGTCCTCTTTGTACTAATAGTCCTATTATGGCATAGTTAGCCAGGTCTATAAGGGTATCTTCTATAGATTCAAAATTAGGCGTGGCGTCCTTATCAGCCAAGTTATTTAACCTAGCCAACTTATCATACATTCTTACACGCAGCCCATTCATAGCCCCACCAGGGGCAAGGGCTATATTCAGGGGTCCATAATCTTCTTGTTTTTTCATCATAATACTACGTAATTCATTAAGAATTATATCAACATCATTTGGATTCTTCATCTAATATCCTATTCATATGTATTTCAAACTCTTCCATTGCTGCTTGTACTGCTATTTCATTAGAAATAATTTTACCATTTCCTTCACTACTTGCTAATAATACTATTCCCAACATAGTTAACATTTGTTTTGCATCACTTGGTTCTTCTTCTACTCGTAAGTAAATGTCTCTTAATGCATTTAAAATATCTAAACCTTGTTCGTCAGATACTGCTATGCCAACCAATTTTTTATTAGACTTTACGTGTTGCCAAAAATCTTCAGGATTGTCCCAAACATTTTTTGATTCGTTCATCTATCCACTCCTTTCCTTCTTGTACAATTATACTATTAACATCATGACCTTCTGGCATTTGTAATAAATTAACATTATGTAATTCTCTACTTAATCTTTTACCAAATTCTAATCCAGCATTATCACCATCTGCTAATACAATTACTGTTTCAAAATCATCTAATATTTTTGTATAGTATGGTCGCCAATTATTAACTCCAGGAATACCAACTGATGGATGCCCTGTTTTGACTGATAATACTACTGTATCTAACTCACCTTCAGTTACACATACATAACTACCTGCTGTTAATACAACTTGTGCATTAAACATTGTAGTTTTAGCGCCAGGCATACCCATATATTTAGGGTCTTCATGGTTATTAGTAGTTCTAAATCGTATATCAACAATACCTGATGGGGTTATATAAGGGATTGCTAATCTATTTTTGTATGCCTCATGCCCTGGTAATGGTTCTGCTACTACACCTAAATTAAAACTTCTGCCCTCTTCTACCGAGAGATGACGGGTTGAAAGATATTCCTCTGCTAGATGCAGATGTTTTGCGTACTGGTCTGCTGCCTGCAAGAGATATGCTCTCTGCGAATTTGATAGCCTCAATGTAATTACCTCCTTGTCTATACATTATTAAATCATATACATCGCCTGATGCTTCACAACCAAAACATTTAAATCTATTTTCATCATAATTAATGGCTGCTGATGCATGTTTATCACCGTGAAATGGACATTTCATTTTGCGCCAACCATGCCCCACGGCTGGCAGGGTGGCGCCTACGTGCATTAAGTAGGCAGATATATCATGCTTGTCCATTAATCTTCCTAATTAATTCTATCCATATTTTTGCTGGCATTGTTGCGTACCATTCTCCTACATCTCCTTTACCTATTCGTTTGTGTATAACTACACCTGTCCATGCTTTATCATTTTTAATTTCTACTTCTAACTCTTTTATCCAGGCAGATAAATCTAATCGTTTATGGTTTTTTACTTCTATAACTACACCATTAACTCCTGCTATATCTCCTTTATCTAGATGAGCACCTGCAATTCTACGCTCTACATATGGGAACCATTTTTTTAACCAATTAACTACATCTCTTTCTGCACTGGAACCCTTTGCTTTGCGTGGATTGCTCATTCAAACTCCTGTTGTTGTGGCATATAACGAATCATAACATCATCTAAATACATAGATTCTGGGTTAAATGCAAGAGTAACATAGTTGTTACCTGTTTGGTCTGCTTTGCCATAGCGATTCTTGACTGCTGCTACGCATAAATAGTTCATATCTGCCTGCTTCATCTGACCAATAGTTAATACCATTGCTGGTATCTGATTAACTAATCCTTGAATTGATGACCTTGGTTGACATGGACTACCTTCATATCCTTCTTTAGTATGATGTAATACAAGTAATGCTGCGTTTGTATCTCTGGCTAGATACTTAAGTTCTTTCATTGCTGCACGCATACCACCGAACTCATCGTGTCCATCCATTGCTATGTCCATTAAATTATCTACAACTATAAGTGCTGGACTTTTGCCCCATATAGTTTCAAATGCTGATACTTCTTCATCTAAATCTTTTAATGTTGGACTGGATTCAAAGCACCAAAACAAATGATTACCATTGGCTAATACTTCTTTTGCTTTTTCTGGTTGACGTTTAATTAATTGTTCTGCTTGTTGTTGGCTAATGTTTCCTGTCATTGCAATTAATCTCATAGCCATAGTATGTGCATTAGTATCCGCACTAAAGTAAAGAGTAGGTAGTTTAGTTTTAGCCGCAATTGCCAATGCAATTGATGACTTGCCTGCACCTGGAGTACCTGCAATAACTGTTACTTCTGCCCTACGTAATATTATTCCTGCATTTTCAAATACTTTAAACACAGCAGGTAGTGGCTCACCACCTACATTTGTATTGTTAACACTTCTAATTAATGTTTTCATTACTCTCCTTTAATATAAACGGGGGCTGGGCACCACGACTCAGCCCCCGTTTACTGTTAAATACTAAGCAAAGATTGGCTTAGTACGTAGTTCAGTTGGAATTTTTGGACCTGTCCAACGAGGACCTGCTGCTGGGTCATAGAACGCTTTGTATGGTTTGCCAGTTGCCTGTGCTTTCCCATACTTAAGAACCATAACTCCTCGTTCACATGATGGTGCACCTGGTTTGTTGTATACCCAAGTGTTACCCCATTTATCTTCAACTGTTTCTTCTCCACCTGATTCTGTGGATGAAATGTTTGCATTAAAACTAGAAGCAATATCTGCTACGGACATTGGCTTATTTGCTGATGTCCCCTTTACTGCTAGTTCTACTTCAGTAACTGCATCGGTAATAATGTGTATACCTTGTGCAATCATGTCAGCAAACTGGTCTGCTGTTTCTGCACGCAGAGTTATCTGTGTGCCTCCTGCTGTTTTGAGATTGATACTGATTGGTGCTTCAGTGCTACTCATTTTTCTCCTATTCAAATGTAGTGGTTAAACCCTTCTGGTCTCGCCACTTTCTTGCTTTCATGGCTAATTGTAAACCTTTCCAGCCTTCTTTAATATCTATCCACAATAACTTGCACGTTCCAGTTCCTGCGGGTAAATGAATAATGATTGCTTTATTTTTGTTTACTTCGCCCCATGTACCACGGGTTGCCGTGGCAGTATCATACGGCAAGCCGTTAGCATATATTGCTAACTGTATTGCGATATTACTTGGATGGTCTATACGACCAGTTTTAATATCTGCAATAAATAACTCGCCGTTATACTCAACAACTCTGTCTGGTGTGCCAGCAATTTTATATTTGTCTAGCACACTAAACTGTTCAATGAACTGTTTGTTGAGAATTTTAGTTGCTTGTTCATAGGCTTTTACATCTGGCATCCACTCTGGTGGCACCACGCCTAAGTCATGTCCTAAATCTAATTGTTCAGCAAATGAATGAATTGCTGTACCTATGTTGGCTGCTTTGTTTGCACCTGCTACTTGCATAGCATCTTCAATTAAAGAATTAACTGCCAACTTATCATCTTGTGCTGCTGTTATTGATAGCAATATATCTGGTCGTGTAGTTAAACCAATTGCTGCCATTCGCATTTTCCAAGCGGTCAATGCTGATGCATCATCTAATGAATTAGCAATAGTTGTTGCTCGTGTATAGGCCACTGGCTTACCACCTTTTGGTGGAATTATTAATGGCCTACCATATCTATCTCTATCTATTTCTTGTGCCATGTTCTCCTTTATGAGTCAGCCCTGAGAAAGGAGATAGCCGAAACCAGGGCTGCTCAAGATTAGTATATCACATACTAGGCTTCAGGATGAACCGAATCTACTAAGATGTCGTCTACCCATATATCACCATCTGAGGTAAAGTTAACATCAATACTATCTTTGATGATTTCTTCTGCTGCCTCAGCATTAGGTGCTTCTAGACCTGTAACTGTAACTGAAATGTTTACTGTTGCTGACCAAGACTTAGTTAACTCTTCGCTGCCTATATTTACAAGCAGGTTATTAACATCATCTACTTCAGCCACAATTTCATTGTGGTCTGTTTCATATCTAGCCTGAAAGAACTCTCGTACATCAAACCTAGCACTCTTGAACTTACGTTCTACCTGTGCTAATTCTATTTTGAGTTGTTCTTTTTCTTCTATTAATCTAGTAAGTGATTCATTGGTAAAGGTATACTTAGTATCTTTTACCTGGATAGATACCGTTGGTTCGGCACCATCTACCTCACTGTAATACATTGTCATTCTATCTCCTGTTCTTGTAGTAACCACGACTCAAGGTGGTGCCCTTCCACAATGGCGTGGGCAGGCGCAGTACTCTGGCCACGCCAGAGAACACCTTTAGGTAGTTCTAT